ATGGCACGTTTCGTACAAAGACATATACTCCAGTAAAAAGAATTGCAAACAGAAACACTACGATTCCAGAAGAGCGCGACCAATTGTCTCTTCAAGATAGCGCTACTGCTGGGCAAATTCTTAACATTGCGATTGACAGCGCTGGCTTGAATTACACAAGCCCTACAATCACAATTAGCGGTAATGGTTCAGGTGCTAGATTTGTCGCTGATGTTTTTGACAACAAGATCGTCAATGTTCGTTGCGACTCAAATGGCTTTGGTGGTTATCTGCACGGCGAAGGTTATGATTATGCAAAAGTAATCGTGACTGATCCAGGTGGCGGTACAGGCGCTAAGCTAAGAGCAGTTATTTCTCCAAAGAGAGGCATTCATTACGACCCAGTCGATACATTAAAATGTCGAGAACTGATGCTTCAGACAGACTTTATTGGGAACGAAGAGAACACAATCGTTGCGAACAGCACAGAGTTTTATCAAGTCGGCGTAATCAAAGACTTGACAATTTTCGGTGGCGACTCAGCATTTACAGGTAACACTGGGCAAGCCGCTAAGATTTTCACAATCGGCACAGTCAGTGGTGCTTGGGTAGAGAACGACACGTTCACTAATACCCTACAGACAGCCACAGCAAAAATTTATTACGTTGATACGAACACGCTATATTATTTCCAAGATGAAGAGACGGGGTTTGAAGAGTTTGCGCTTGGTGACAACATTATCAATGAGCAAGGTGGAACTGCGCAAATTTTGGCTAAAGTAAATCCGGCAGTTGACGCATATTCGGGTGAGATTTTATACATAAATACACTTGATAATGCGGTCACAAGAGAAGCCGCTCAAACCGAAGACATTCGAATAGTTATTCAGTTAGGATAAAACATGGCGACACAATTTACTTCTAGTACATTATCGGGTCTCTATAACGACGATTATAGTGAGGCTGATAACTATTATCAGATACTCTTCAATAACGGGAGAGCGCTTCAGGCCAGAGAGTTAACTCAGCTACAGACGATGATCTATCAGGAGCTGGCACGCCTTGGAAAGAATATTTTCAAGGAAGGCGCAACTGTATCGTCGGGTGGTATGGCTGTTAATGCAGGCTACGAATGGGTTAAAATATCTGCTACGAATGCAGGGGGTGCTTTCGCAGATATTCCTGTTGGTACTGTATTCAAGAACCCTATCACCAACGTAGAAGCCCGTGTACTAGAAGTAAGACCTCGCAACGGTTCTGATTTTGTTCTTGACACAGTGTACGTACAGTATACAAACGCTGGTGCAGACACGATTGGTTCGACGCCAACAAGATTTGGCGATGGTGAAGTTCTATACGATCAGTCTGGCGGTGGTTATCAACTTACCACGGAAGTGCCTAACGCTACGGGTCAAGGTGTTAAGTTTACTGTTGGCGAAGGTGACTTCTTTATTCTAGGTCACTTTGTGCACACCACAGAGCAGTCTCTTATTCTTTCGCCGTATACGACGATTGCCAATGCGACCGTTGGATTTAAGGTTGTTCAGGAAGTTATATCAGTCAACGACACAACTGCATTATACGACAATGCGAATGGTATTGTCAATACCGCATCGCCTGGTGCTGATCGCTATCGTATTCGCTTACAACTTGTTACACAAGATCAAATTACAAGTGACGATACCTTTGTCTTTTTGGCTACGGTCGAAAACTCTAAGATTGTCGAAGAGCTTAAAGAATCTGACGCTTACAACAAAATTCAAGAACTGATTGCTATGCGGACTCATGAAGAGTCTGGTAACTACATTGTCAATCCTTTTGTTGTAAACATTCAAGACGCAGTGGCAGGCGACTCAAGCTTAGAGCTTGTTGTGTCTCCCGGGCTTGCGTATATCAACGGCTATCGTGTAGATAAGACTTCACCTACTAAACTTATCGTTCCTAGACCACAAGAAACCGAAACGGTTGAGAATGATGTAATTCCTATCGTCTATGGAAATTACTTCATTTCTGACAGTAACAGGGGTCTTCCAAATCTTGACGCGTCTTCTGTTAATCTGTATAATGGATTTGGAGCTACAGGCACGATACTTGGTACTGCTAGAATTCGCGCAGTAGAAGAAGATGGTGCAAATCATCGCGTATACGTCTTCGACGTGGCAGTGGATTCTGCGCAAAGCTTACGTAACGCAAAGAGTGTCGGTACAGGCGGCACTGACGTATTCAATCTAGTGAGAGAAGCAGACGGTGCAAAACTGTATGGAACTACAGACAACGATCTGCTGTTCCCGACTTCTCGCCCGCGCCCTGAGTCCTTTGCTGACGTTGTTCTCACAAAACAAATTCATGAAGGAAGCCTTGTAGCAGACGGAAGCGGTGTGATCACGCTTCAAACCCTTGCTTCTGGTCAAGCATACACTGACACTTCTCTTTGGATTGTTGCATCTGCTGACTCTTCTGCACGTGCGCATACAGTTGGTACGCCTACGAACAGCGGGCGTGATGTGCAAGTCTCTGGATTGGTTGCGGGCAAGACTTACGAAGTGCTTTCGTATGTGCAGAAGACTGCGACTCGCAAAGCCAAGACTCTTACCACTGCTACAGCAACACTTGCGAAACAAACCGATACGGTCAATGATGTGAACTATTATGAGTTTGCAGTGCCTGACATTTATGAAGTCGACTCTGCGAGAGCCAATGTTACGGGTGGTATTAACATGCTACCGAGCTTGTTGCTCGACGATGGTCAGCGCGACAACTATTATGCGAAAGGGCGCTTGATCATGAACGCCGCTGATAGTGCACCGCCGAATCTTTACGTCAAGTATCGCTACTTTGCACGTGGTGCTGGTGGTGATTTCTACGACGCTACTTCTTATGGGAACGTTCCTGTTGCATACAGAGATATTCCAAATCATACGCTAAAAGATGGTACGGTTGTAAATCTTCGCAACTACCTTGATTTCCGTCCAGACGAAACTGCGTTTGGTACAGCCGCCAGCATTTTTGATTTGCCGCGTAACGGAGACAATATCACTGCTGATGTTAGCTACTATTTGCCTCGCGCGGACAAGCTTTTGCTCACGCAGGAAGGCGAGATTCAATTGCTTCTAGGGCAGCAAGCCGCTAATCCTCAGTACAAGCAAGCGCCAGACAATGCTCTTGAGATTTACAAGATTCTTCTCAATGCAAACACGCTTGATGAAAACGATGTTCAGGTAACTCCTATTGAGCACAAGCGTTATACAATGGCGGATATCGCTAAAATTGAAGCTAAGTTGGACGATCTTGAAGAATTCACAACGCTTAGTCTTCTAGAACTTGAGCAAAAACTTAATGCGGCTCTTGACAGCGATGGTAATGAGCGTGTAGAAAGTGGTTCGCAAGTTGATGACTTCGGTGATCAGACTAGTGCTGATACCAATAACGACGACTATGCGGCGTCTATCGATCCCGAAAGTAAGTTGATTAGACCTCAAGTTGACGAAGATAACATTCGGCTTGTAATTGACAATACACTTTCTTCGAACATTTTGAAGAAAGGCGATAATGTTTATATCAACTACGATTCTGAAGAGTGGGCTTATCAGTCCGTTGCTTCGCGTTCGATCAAGATTAATCCCTTTGGGCTCGTTGATAACGTTGGTGTTATCAAGCTTTCTCCGACCACTGACGAATGGAAAGAATCAAAAGAAGACGCAGAAAAAGCTGTTGCAGGTTCGGCTCGCTTAGATAAAAAGCAAGCGTTCCTCTGGAACAACTGGATGTGGAACTGGTTTGGTCGTAGTCTTGAAGATATTGATGTTAGCAGATTCAGCGAGCTTCGCTCTGTAAACCCAAGAATTCGTCAACGCGCACTTATTCAATTGCGTGAAAAGTACGCATCGACAGTAACGACTTCTCCGAGATATGGTAACGGGCGTTTTGTGTCTCGTGTGGTTCCTTCTGATACGCTTCGTGAAGTTGTTGGTAAGCGTATTATCGATCTAGCGTTGATTCCATGGATTCGTTCTAGAAAGATTTACTTCCATGCGAAGGGTCTTAAGCCTAATACGAAGTTTACTCCTTTCTTCGATGGGCAGAAAGTAACAGAATGGTGTCGACAAGAATCTTCGTTCGTTCAATATTCTGATCGCACAGATGATAACGGAAACAAGTATACGCATCAAGCTATCACTGCGCATCCGAGTGGTTCGTCTGAACTTATTTCGAATGCAAACGGTGAAATTATTGGATCGTTCTTTGTTCCCAATATTCGCCCATCTTACTACGTAAATCGTGTAAATGCAACTGCTAGACAGAAAGCGACGGGTACAAGATTTAGATCAGGTATTCGTGAATTCAAGTTGCTTGACATTGATACAAATGACTGGGCGGCGGCAGGAAGTAAAGCCTTTGCGTACTATGTTGCGCAGGGTGCGATCTGGAATCACTGGAACAATGTGATTTCAACAAGACCGACTGAGTACTGGTGGCCTTTAGCTAACTGGTCGAATTTCCCACAAGCGTATAATTCTAAAGAACTTCAGAATTATCTGAATCAGGTTCGTGCCGCTGAAGTTCAGCTTGTCGATCCTAAGCTTGCTGGTAAGTACGGTCCTGGAGCCGCTCCGCTTTCTCTTGCGGCTCTGAATGGGCTTGACGCTACTGGTCAAATGTCTCAGGTTCTTTCTGACTATATTGATGTGGATCAGAATCAGTTTGCATCGAACATTGTTTCGACAATGACTGCGCCTCAGAATCCTCTGGCGCAAACGTTCTACGTTGATAATCAATTTGGTGTGACGCTGACAAGCATTCAGCTATACTTTAGAACAAAAGACACTGGAAATCTACCCGTTGCGGTTCATTTGCGGCCCGTGGTAAATGGGCGTCCGTCGCACAATGAAATTGTTCCAGATTCTCACGTGTATCTGAATCCAAGTCAAGTGACTGCTGTTGGTACGAATCCTACGCTTTCTGTGATTCAAGAAAGACCTACAACATTTACGTTCGAAGAGCCAGTGTTCCTGAAGCCTTGGACTCACTATGCAATTGTTGTTACGTCTCAGTCTACTGAATATGAATTGTTCAGCGCTAAGACTCAGGAACCCGTGTTCGGTTCTACGTCTAGAATCGTTACAACGCAACCCGCTCCTGGTTCTCTCTTCTTGCCTCAGAACGGTGTGTTCTGGCTTGAAACGAAAGATCAAGATATCATGTACAGACTTAAGAGAGCGAAGTTTGATCTTGGCGGTGGCAGTTTGATTCTTAAGAATGCTAGACTTCCCGACAAGCTTCTTAAAGAGAATCCGCTTCAGATGTACAGCGGCACGAAGAAAGTGTATGTTCATCATATGTGTCACGGGCTTGAGCCTGGCGATCTTGCGTATGTTGATAGTGCAGAAGATATTGCAGGCATCACAGCCAACACATGGATCAATGGATCACACGTTGTTGACTCTGCTGACGTAAACGGATATACTTTCCGTTACGATTCTGCTGGTGGTTCTGCACCTCTTGCGAATTCTTCTGCTATCGGTGGCGGCGATAAAGTTCTGTCGCGTCGAAACGCAATCTTTAATGTTGTGAATCCATACATTGAAACAATCGTTCCGAATAATACTTCGATTGACATTTCTGCTAAATTCACTGAAGGTAAGAACATTTCTAGCACACGTATCAATGCCGCGGGTCGATGGACGCAGGATGCTGAGTACTCGCGTATTACGCTCAAGCAAAACGTTGACTTCCAGACACCAAAAGCAATTTACAACTTCGCCGCCCAAGAACTTAATCTCGGTGCAGGGGTTGCTTCAACTTACGTCAAACTAGATTTGAAGACCGCGAACGATTATGTTTCTCCAGTAATTGATCTACAAAGAGCTTCTTACGTGCTTGTCGGCTACTGTCAGGACAATCCTGATGTGACGCCTCATATCAATGCTGTTGATGAAACACAACCTACAGGCGGTACGACAGGATCTAAGCATATCACGGCACCCGTGTTCCTTGAGCAAGACGCAGTTGGTATTGAAGCACGATCCCTTGTAAATATTCCTGACGCGGCTGATATTGTAATGTACTATCGAACCGCATCTTCTGATGAGAATATATACGAGAAGTACTGGACGCAACAGCCTCCCGTTGATGGCATTCCATACGACAATAGTCAAACGTATCGTGACGCACAATGGCTTGCTGGTGGAAAAGGTGGAACGCTCAAACCTTTCAACCAAGTTCAAGTTAAATTTATTCTGAAAGGTGCTGATGCCGCTCCTTCGTTGAGGAATCTGAGACTTAGATATCTGGCGGTATAATGAGCAAATATGTGCCGGTGAAAGGCTACTCTGGCTTAGTTCGTGATACAGAAACTAATGCATTAATCAATGTAAATAGTTCTGAAATCGAACAAGCCAGAGAGCGTAAGCGTCTCAAGCTCCAGAAAAAAGAAGAAGAGCAGACCCTTAAAATCAGAGTGGAATCGATTGAGAATGACTTAACAGAAATCAAAAGCTTATTAAAAGCCTTGCTTGAAAATTCTTATAAATAAGACATAATCGCTTTTTTGGTTGTCGAGAAATTAATGTCATTACGTCCTCTTAAACATTTTGGTGCAGGCGCTTTTAAAGAGCTTCTTACTTCTGAAGAAGACTACTTGGCTTATCAGGCTGGTTATCATCTTGGGCAGATGACAACCGATGATTTGTCTGCACTCTCAATCAACGATCAAGGTACCCTTGTCGGTATCTATGAGGACACTTTCTATACTTCTGGCATTGGTTCAATTCCTGGCGAGACCATCGCAAGAACATTCGAAGTAAACCATCTTTCTGATATCGAAAGTTCGATTCATACAACGACTTTCACTGAAGGCTATATTCCTCTGCCTTCGACAGTCTATGTTGGCGATACACTTCAAATTACCATTGCTGGCTCTGCCGCTAGCTCTGGTGCAGGCTTTGAAGAAATAGAATATCAGATTGGTCTTACGGGTTCTGCTCAGTATAGCATCACAAGCGTTACCTCGACTCCTACTCCTACGAACACAACTGGTCTGCAAGCCACGTGGGAAGATTATCAAAATGGCTCGTTGTCTGGTTCTTATCAGACAGTGTTTTCTATTCAGGTAACAAACACGGGTATTCTTAACTTTACCGTCAACGCTACTTCTACTGATCTTCAAAACGCTACGCCTAGCGCCTTTGATAACATTCAGTTCAACTCTGTACGCGTCGAGCCTCAGCAAAAGCCAAACACTGCTGGTGCAATCTACGAACTATACCAAAACGATGCAAACGTTTCTTCGCTTCAGACTTCGCCTCTAAAGAGAAATCCTTTCTACTGGAATCGGGCCGCAAACCCTCCAGGGCTGAAAGAAATGAGCGACGCTGAAATTGATATCGTTTGTGAAAGACTTCTTAAAAAGATTTTTGCAAACGATCTTCCTGGAACGTTTAGACTGTCGTCAGCATCTCCTGGTCCGGATTGGTCAGAGTTTCTCCAAGACGTTTTTGTTGACACACGTGGTGACGGAACGCGTCTCGGCTATTCTATCTGGATCAAAGTTCAAGGCATCAAGCCTACTCGCGTAAATCCTCTTTCTCCTCTTAGAGTCAATAATGAGTTTGGTGGTATTCGTGAGCTAAGCGAGCCAGAAATGCAGTTCACTTTCGGCGAAAGAATGAAGAAAGTGATCATGGATACTGGTATCGGTACGTATGAACTACGTGCTTCTGCTGATGGTCCTCCTACAGCACCAGGTACGTGGGAAGCAAGAGGTAGTGCAGTTGACACCATTCTTACCTACGAAGAAGAAAAGACCTATATTGCCACAGACAGCTATGAGTTAAACTATCTCACAGATTACGAAGCTACGTACACGGGTGATTACTCCGGCGACTATGTACCCACTTATGAAAGTGATTACATTGGTGATTATGTGCCCGACTATGCTGGTGATTACAGCGGCGACTACGAAGGTACGTATTCTGGCACGTATAGTGGTGACTATACGCAGAACTATCTGGGCGATTATCTCACAGAATACGTTCAGAATTACGAAGGTGAATTCACAGGCGATTATGTCCCGAACTACGAGGGTGTGGACATTCTTGAAGCCTATACAAGCGATTACGAAGCGGCTGACGCTGAAGAGCCTTACGTTGTTCCTTACGACGAAGCCGGCTATACTGGTAACTATATCAGCGATTACACTGGTGACTTCACAGAAGTTTATTCTGGCAACTTCACTGATACCTACATTTCTGACGTATACACTGGTAATTTCCTAGTTGATTACACTGGTGATTACGAGAGTGGTTACACTGGTAACTTCCTTGAGAACTATGTTGATGACCAATACACTGGTAACTTCTTAGAAGATTACATCGGTGACTTCCTTGAGCAATACACCGGTGACTTCTTGCAGAATTACGTTGATAATTCTTATATCGGCGAATTCACTGCTATCTACACTGGTGATTTTATTGAAACATATTCTGGTGATTTTCTTCAGAACTATGTTGATGATCAATACACTGGTAACTACACTGACGAATACACTGGCGATTTTCTTGTAACATACAGCGGTGACTTCTTACAGAATTACGTTGACGACCAATACACTGGTAACTTCACTGAAGTTTATACTGGTGATTTCCTTGAGCAATACACTGGCAATTTTACTTCAGAATATGCTCAAGACGTTTATATTGGTAATTACGTTAGCGATTACACTGGTGACTTTTTAACACAATACACAGGAAACTTCTTAGAGAACTATGTACAAGCGCAGTACATTGGCAATTACTCAGAAGTTTATTCTGGTGATTTTATTGAAACATATTCTGGTGACTTTACTCAGAACTATGTTGATGATCAATACACTGGTAACTTCCTTGATAATTACACTGGCGATTACGTTTCAGACTATACAGGTGACTTCACTCAAAACTATGTTGATGCTCAATACACTGGTAACTTCACCGTAATTTACACCGGTGATTTTCTTGCGCAGTATACCGGGGACTTTGTTTCTGAGTATGCTCAAGAAACTTACATTGGCAACTATGTTAGTGACTACACTGGCGATTTCCTCACGAATTATACAGGCAATTTCCTTGAGAACTATGTTGACGACCAATACACTGGTAACTTCTTAGAAATTTATTCTGGTGATTTTCTAACCACGTATTCTGGTGATTTTCTTCAGAACTATGTGCAGGCGCTTTATACCGGTAACTTCCTCCAGAATTACACCGGAGATTACGTTGCAAATTATTCTGGTGATTTTCTTCAGAACTATGTACAAGCACAGTACACTGGTAACTTTATATCTAGTTACACAGGAGATTTTACTGCGCTTTACACTGGTGACTACGAATCTCTGTACGTTCAAACAAACTACACCGGTAACTATGTCAGCGATTACACTGGCGACTTCTTATCACAGTACACCGGCGACTTTTTAGAGAATTACGTTGATGATCAATACACTGGCAACTTTACAGAAAATTATGTCGATGATACTTACACTGGTAACTTCATAGTTAATTACACTGGTGATTACGAGTCAAGTTATGCAACCACATATGCAGTTTTGTATGTGCAAGATCAGTACACAGGCGATTACGCTTCTGATTACACCGGTGATTTTGTCGTAACGTATTCTGGTGATTTTACAGAAAATTATGTCGATGATACTTACACTGGTAACTTCATAGTTAATTACACTGGTGACTACGTTTCTTTATACGCTACAACTTATGCTGTCAACTACGTTCAGGCTCAATATACTGGTGATTACGCTTCTGATTACACAGGTGATTTTGTTGTAACTTACGTAGGTGACTTTACAGAAAATTATGTCGATGATACTTACACTGGTAATTTCCTTCAGAATTATACTGGTGATTTTATCGTATCATATAGCGGTGACTTTACTCAAAATTACGTTCAGGCTCAGTACACTGGTAATTACATTTCTGTGTACACCGGGGATTTCTTAACAACTTATACTGGTGACTTTACTCAAAATTACGTTGATAATTCTTACACCGGTAACTTCTTGCAGACATACACCGGTGACTTTATTGTTTCATACAGTGGAGACTTCTTACAGAATTACGTACAAGCACAGTACACCGGTAACTACATTTCTGCATACACGGGCGATTACGTCGAGACTTACACTGGTGATTTTACAACAAACTACATTCAAACGACCTATGCAGGTAACTTCTTAGAGACGTATATCGGTGACTTTATCGCCAGCTATACAACAGTGTATAACGTAACATATGCGCAAGCAAACTATACCGGTAACTATATTTCGGATTACAGTGGCGACTTTACTGAAGCGTACACCGGTAACTTTACTGTAAACTACGTACAGATTGTTTACGGTGGTGATTTCTTACAAACATATACTGGCGATTTTGTAAATCAGTATACTGGTAATTTCTTAGCTACTTATGCGCAAGCTCAGTATACTGGTAACTACATTTCTGTTTACACCGGCGATTTTTTAGCAACTTACACTGGTGACTATGAAAGCATCTATGAGCAGTTGACATACACTGGTAATTATCTCAGCGATTACACTGGCGACTTCATTGTAAATTATGTTGGTAACTATCAGTCTGTTTATGCGCAAGCACAATATACGGGTGACTTCTTAGCTACGTACTCTGGTGATTTTATCGCCACATTCCAAGGGCAGTACGAAGGTAACTTTACTGCTCAGTATGAAGGCAATTTCACACAAAACTATACTGGTAACTTCATTCAAGGGTTTGAAGGGCAATACGAAGGTAACTTCACAGCGTCTTACACTGGCGATTTCTTGCAAGACTATATCGTCAACGTGTATACTGGTGACTTCCTTGCGTCTTATACTGGTGATTTTTTACAGACATTCCAAGGGCAGTATGTAGGTAACTTCTTAACGACCTACACAGGTAACTTCACAGCTACGTATTCTGGCGACTTCCTAGCTACGTTCCAAGGGCAGTATATTTCTGACTATGCGTCTAACTATACTGGAACGTTTCTTAACCTGTATATACAAACAACGTATAGTGGCGATTTCTTGGCTACGTACGTTGGTGACTTCTTAACGACCTATACAGGTAACTACGTAAGTCTTTACGTTCAAGCAGATTATACTGGTAACTTTGCGGCAACATACTCGGGCGATTTCCTTGCTTCTTATCAAGGTAACTTCTTGACAACATACACCCAAGCAGATTATACTGGTAACTTTACCGCTGATTATGTGCGCGACACATACACTGGTAACTTTGTTGTTACTTACAGCGGTGACTTCCTTGCATCGTACACTGGTGATTTTGTCACCAACTATGCACAGAATACGTACACCGGGGACTTTTTAGCTTCTTATACTGGTGATTTTAACCTCGCGTACGTTGGTAATTATCAATCAGTTTATGCGCAAGCGAACTACACTGGTAACTTCCTTGCTACGTACGTGCAAGCAGATTATACTGGTAACTTTGTCGCCACTTATGCTGGTGACTTCCTTGCTACGTTCCAGGGTCAGTATGTAGGTGACTTCATTCAAGGCTACGTTGGATCGTTTACCGCAAACTATACCGGTGACTTCTTAGGTACTTTCGAAGGGCAATACGTAGGCGACTTCTTAGCGAACTATGATGGTGACTTCATCGCAAACTACTCTGGTGATTTTCTAGCTACATTCCAGGGGCAGTACACCGGTGATTTCAACGCCAGCTATGTAGGTAATTTTAACGCAACTTATACTGGCGACTTCTTAGCTACGTTCCAAGGGCAATACGTCGGCGACTTTGTATCAACTTATACTGGTGACTTCTTGGCTACTGTTCAAGAGGGTTATACAGGTTCGTACTTAGGTGTGTATGAAGGAGCATATGTTGGAGCGGCTACGTACGTAGGCAATTACGTAGGTCCTGGAGCATGGACAGCATGGCAGTATTCACTTAACGTTTATCATTGGGTAAGATCAACCTCGTCAAACTCGTTCTCTATTCGTTGGAATAGCGTTACCATCACAGTTCAGTTTGGTAATCCCAACCTTACGCAATTCTCAATTGGTGGTTATGATTATCAGCGTGGTGCGTTTAGAACCGGTGGACTTGGTAACAGTTTCTATGAAGTTCGAAGAAGATTAACTTCATCAACTTATCTTGGAAGCTACGCCGCTACCGGAACATACTTGGGCGGAATTACTGAAAGCATTCAGCAAGGTTACACTGGTAGTTACGTAGGTAATTTTTTCCAAGTGTATCTAGGGAACTTCCTTGCTACCTTCGTTAGTGCTGACTATACTGGTAACTTCCTTGCGTCTTATACAAGTTCGTTTGCGGCAACCTATACTTCTACATTTACTGCTACTTATATACAAGCAGATTACACTGGTAACTTTATTGCCAACTATGCAGGCAACTACGTATCTAGATACACAGGTAACTTCCTTTCTACTTACGTTCAAGCTTCTTACACAGGTAACTTCCTTGCGACCTATGTAGGTAACTACGATGGTAGCTATGCAGGCAACTTCTTGCAGACATTCGTTCGCGCAGATTACACTGGTAACTATGTGTCGGACTATGTCGGTGACTTCGTGGCTGTGTTCCAAGGGCAGTACGTTGGTGACTTCTTGGCGACCTTTGAAGGGCAGTATATTGGCGATTTCCTTCAAAGCTACACCTCTGCATTTGTGGCAAGCTATACAGGTAACTTCTTAGCTACCTTTGAAGGGCAGTATCTAGGTAACTTCCTTGCGGCTTACACAGGCAACTATATTTCGAACTATGCAGGCGACTTCTTAGCATCGTATACTGGAAACTACATTGGTGACTTCTTGGCGACGTTCCAAGGGCAGTATGTTGGTGACTTCCTTACTTCGTATACAGGTAACTACATTTCGAACTATGTGTCTGACTTCTTGGCGACGTTCCAGGGGCAGTATGTTTCTGACTTCCTTGCACAATATACAGGTAACTTCCTTACTTCGTACACTGGAAACTTCTTGTCGAACTTTGAAGGTCAGTATACAGGTAACTTCGAAACAACTTATACTGGTAACTATGATTCGCTGTATGTTCAAGCCGATTATACTGGTAACTTCTTACAGCAATATACTGGCGACTTCTTAGCCAGCTATACGGGCGACTTTACAGTAGTGTACGCTCAAGCAGATTACACTGGTAACTATCAGTCAGTTTACACTGGTAACTTTGCTGTTGCGTACACAGGAAACTATCTCGGTAACTTCTTGCAGACCTACACAGGTGACTATGTTAGTCTGTATGCTGATCAAGTCTACGGTGGTGACTTCTTGAATGTCTACACTGGTGACTTCTTGAATCTGTACACCGGTGATTACATTTCGACCTATGCGCAAGCAGATTACTCAGGTAACTACATTTCAGATTACGTCGGTAACTTCTTATCTACCTTCGAAGGTCAATACGTTGGTGATTTCTTGGAGCAGTACAGCGGTAACTTTACTGCTGTTTACACTGGTGACTTCCTTGAATCGTTTGCAGGGCAGTACACGGGCAACTTCACACAATCTTACACTGGTAACTTTGTTCAGCCATATTCTGGAGATTTCCTTGCGACATTTGAAGGTCAGTACGTCGGCGACTTCGTTCTGAATTATGAAGGCAACTTCTTAGCGCAATACACTGGTAACTTCGTCGCAAACTTCGAAGGTCAGTATACAGGCGACTTCTTGGAAATTTACACTGGTAACTTTATCGAGAATTATGCTGGTGACTTTGTACAGATTTTCCAAGGGCAATACGTAGGTACTTACATTACTGTGTACGTAGGAAACTTCCTTGAGCAATACACTGGCGACTTTGTGTCAAACTTTGAAGGGCAATACACTGGTAACTTCCTTGCACAGTACACTGGTAACTATGTTTCAAACTATTCTGGTGACTTCACTCAAGTATTTGAAGGTCAGTACACTGGTAACTTTATTGTTGAGTACACGGGCAACTTCACTGTTCCTTACACTGGCGATTTCCTTGCTTCATTCGAAGGTCAGTATACTGGTAACTATCTCAGCGACTACACTGGTAATTTTGTTGTAAGTTACTCTGGCGATTTCACTCAAGTATTCGAAGGGCAGTACACAGGCAACTTTGTTGTCGCATACACTGGCAACTTTGTTGAAACGTATGTCGGTGATTTCTTAGCCTCATTCGAAGGTCAGTACACTGGCAATTTCTTGCAGAATTACACTGGTAACTTCCTTACCACTTACACTGGTGAATTCTTACAGACATTTGAAGGGCAATACACCGGCGACTACGCTACAGGATACACTGGTAACTACATTGAAAATTACGTTGGCGATTTCCTTGCTTCATTCGAAGGTCAGTATACTGGTAACTATCTCAGCGACTACACTGGTAACTTCCTTACAACATACACTGGCGAATTCTTGCAGACATTTGAAGGGCAGTATACTGGTGACTACGCTACAGGATATACTGGCAACTTCCTTGAGACATACACTGGCGACTTCCTTGACACGTTCGAAGGGCAGTATACTGGTGACTTCTTGCAAAACTTTGAAGGTCAATACACCGGGAACTTCCTCGATACTTTCACAGGCAATTTCCTTACAACGTACGCTGGTGATTTCCTTGCGAGCTTCGAAGGTCAATACATTGGTAACTTCACTCAAACTTATCAAGGCAACTTTACCGTTGTTTACAGTGGTGACTTCCTTTCTACCTTCGAAGGTCAGTACACTGGCAACTTCTTAGAGATTTACACTGGTAATTACACTGAAACTTACGTTGGCGACTTTGTAACAAACTTCGAAGGGCAGTACACTGGCAACTTCTTGCAAAATTACACTGGTAACTTCATTGAGAATTACACTGGCGACTTCCTTCAAAACTTCGAAGGTCAGTACACCGGCGACTTCTTAGACACTTATACTGGTAACTTCCTTGAAACTTATTCGGGTGATTTCGAACAAGGATTTATCGGGCTGTACACTGGTGATTTCCAAGAAACTTATACTGGTAATTACACTGACGAATACACTGGTGACTTCACTCAGAACTTTGAAGGGCAATATACTGGTAACTTCCTTGAAATTTACACAGGCAATTATATTGAAAATTACGTTGGCGACTTCACCGAAGTTTTTGAAGGTCAATATACTGGTAACTTCTTAGAAAACTATTCTGGCAACTTCATTGCTGAGTACACCGGTGATTTCATTCAAAACTTCGAAGGTCAGTACACAGGCGATTTCTTAGAGACTTACGAAGGCAACTTCCTTGAAACTTACTCTGGTGATTTTGAGCAAGGGTTTATCGGGCTATACACCGGCGACTTCTTAGACACTTATACTGGTAACTACACTGACGAATACACTGGCGATTTCACGCAAGTATTTGAAGGGCAATATACCGGTAACTTCATTGAGAACTATACCGGCAACTTCATTCAGCCTTATACTGGCGACTTCACTGAAGTCTTTGAAGGTCAGTATACTGGCAATTTCCTTGAGAACTACTCTGGTAACTTCACAGAAGAATATACAGGCGATTTTGCTCAAGCGTTCGAAGGTCAATACACGGGCAATTTCTTAGAGACCTACGAAGGCAATTTCCTTGAGTCTTATACTGGTGATTTCCTTGACAACTTCGAAGGTCAGTACACAGGTGACTTCTTAGAAGAGTACGTTGGTAACTTCTTAGAGACTTACACCGGTGACTTTACTGAAACGTTCATCGGCGCTTACACTGGTGACTACGAGTCTGATTACGAAGGCAACTTCCTCGAGACGTACGCAGGCGATTTTCTAGAAGAATATATACAGACATATTCTGGCGATTATGTCGGTAACTACACGCCTACATTCTCAGATACATATGAAGGTAACTACACACCAGATTATGAAGGTGATGCTTATACAGGTGATTACACTTCAGACTATATCGAATCGCAGTACGAAACAAATTATGAAGTTGATTACGAAGAAAGTACGTATCTTTCTGATTATGAGACTGATTATGAAGGTACCGTTGATGTTGAGAACTACGTTTCTGGATTCCAAGGGGCTGCGGCTGAAGAAACGTATACCGGGGACTTCCAAGGACCTGCTGTCATTGAGCAGTACAGCGTTCCTTATGACGGCATTAACTATGAAACAAATTATAATGTTGTCGTGGACGTTAACACCTCTTACTTGGATGAGGCTAAACTGACTTCAACGCCGATTATTATTGAAACATACACACTTTATGTTCGCGTTGCATAAACTATGGAGTAATTTATGAAGTATGAATATCTAGATAATGCATATTGGGAAGCTGATGATAGGTCCATCGTCAAGTGCATTAGAATCACAACACTTGACGAGGGTCCTGCAAATAAAAAGAAAAAAGATGTAATGCAGTTTCACAAGATCCGCCCTGACGGATCCGAGTGCCCCCATTACAAAGAGGTCGTTTCTAAGGTCGGTATTCCTAAAATCGATCAAAACACTGCTGAGCGTAAAGAAAGAAAAGAGCGCGAAGCAAAAGAAAAACGTGCCATGCACGAACAGCAAAAGAAAACTGCTGAGCTTGAGCAACTTTTCAATCTAAAACTCCAAGCCTTTGAAATTGACGAGATTAAAAACTCCGGAGATCGTGCGCTTCGCTCAAAACTTCGGCGAGCTAAAAACGTTGTTGAAATGAATGCAGTCGCATCTATTCTGATTGCAAAAGAATTGGGAATGTTTGGAGAAAAAGAGAATGAGTCAACCGTCTAAAGGATACGTAATTGTTGCATCGCGAAGAAGTTTTTTCTATGTGTCCGCACTCAATTTGATGGAATCTATTCGCGATTTTTATCCTGATGCCAACATCTGTCTAGTCTGTGAAGAAAAATTTCTTGATGATCGAGGAAGAAAACTCGCAAACGAAATAATTTTTTGCAACGATCACAAGCGAGCCAAGCTTTGGGGAATGGCAAAGGCGCCGTGGGATATCACGTTTTACATTGATGCAGATACTGAATGCGAACATGAGGATATCGAACATGTCTTTGATGAACTTGGTGACTACGATGTTCTATTCACTGGCTTGCCCGAAGAGCGTTCATATTGCTACGCTGAACTGAAATTCCCTGGTGGGCAATTTGAACTGTGCGGTGCTGTTTGTTTGTACGACATGCGTAATCCACTAGTACGTGAGTTTATGGATGACTGGTACGATCTTACCGTGCGTCAGTACGCAGGAACGTGGTGGCCTTTAAAAGAAGATGGTAGTGAAGACACTGATACGTATCCTGCAACACTCAAGCGTTGGGATCAATTCTCTCTGTGGTGGCTTGTTAACAAAGAGCCAAAATACAAAGACTTGAAAGTAGGCATTTTCAAAGACGACGCGAGATGGAACTTTTTTTCGCGCTATAAATATCAGCACAACGAAAAGCCTGTGGTGATTCGCCACTATTCTGCTTCTGAAGCGAAGCACATGGAGTTTTAAATGAGAGATATTCCTTTAAATGATTTTGCACTTGACATTTTAAATGAATCATTATGGTTTGTCAAAGACGAAAACTATAAAGCCGTTGTTTGTAATAAGCAAGATAAGCACAACAAGAAAGATGCTGACTACTACACCGGTGAAGAATATTTCAAGCGAATCAAAGCCATGGGGCAAGAGCATAATGGATTTCCAGAAATAGTAGTTGCTCATTCTTTTGGCATCGGGCAACTGCATTTTGCGAAAGAAAGAACTGTCACTGAAAAGATTCCACAGGTGTCTTCACAGCAAGAGGCTTTTCTGAGCAAGATTCAAACGACTTTTAATTTAAAAAGAAATGCACTGTTTAGCATTTATCCGCCAGGGGGTTATATTTCTTGGCATAACAATGCAAACGCTTCCGCTTTTAATTTTATTTTCACGTGGAGCGAAACGGGAGACGGGTATTGGCAGCATTGGGATAATGCTAAAAAAGAAATGGTGACAATACCCGATGTAAAAGGATGGCAGTGTAAAGCAGGATATTTCGGAGCGTATGAAGATCCTGCAGAAAAATTAGTCTATCACACAGCAAGAACCAATGACTCTTTACGAATGACTGTTGCATTCGTGCTTGATCGATCTGAAATGTCTTCTGGCATTCAAGATTGGATTATTGAAGACATTCACGCCTAAATTATTATAAATAGAGCCATAGGTTAGTTTTTGGATTAGAGGCTTATGGCTAGATATGAAGAATTAACTATCGATCAAGGAACAGATGTATCTCTGGACCTGTATCTTACAAATGTCGATGGTTCACCAAAAGATTTATCAGGTTTTTCGGCTGCGGCTAAAATGAGTACGCGGTACGATGTTGATAGTTCTGAAAAAATTTCGTTTGATGCTTATGTCACTGTTCCTCCAACTAACGGTATAGTCAATCTATCGCTAGCGAATGCTGTTACAAATGCGCTAAATACAAGAAGAAGATACGTGTATGACGTTGAAATTTCTTATGTTGACAGCGATCAGAACACTATCGTAGAAAGAATTCTAGAAGGACTCATTACCGTAACTCCTTCAGTAACATGAGGTCAGCATGTCAGATAGTATAGTACAAGTCGGAAACAGAACTCTAGTAAGTAAGATAACATATGGTACGCCTTATCGTACTGCTGTTATTTCTGCTAGCGCTGACATTGATGCGATCACCGGACTCGTAACTGCTGGTGCTGTTGATGGTTCTCTTTTTGTTTACGATTCTGCCACCAGCACATGGCGCGCTACACTTACTCTAAGAAAGCAAATCGTCGATGGGCGCGTTTATCCATCCGATTCTGATCGTACACAAATTCTCATTCGTCGTTCGGGTACGCAAGGTGATCCTCTTGTTCTTCGAACTGGCGAACTAGCATACTCTTGGTTGTCTGATTCTGGAAGTGCCGCAGACGGTTTTGGTGCTGGCGGAGATCGACTCTTTATTGGTGCGGGTCCTGAGAGAGACAGCGCTGGTACTTTAATCTCTCAAAGAATTGATGTAATCGGCGGTAAGTATTTTACCGATCTTTTAAATCATCCTCATGGAACGCTTACAGCATCAAGTGCTATTATAGTCGATTCCGATAAGAAAGTCAATGAATTTTTTGCAGATACTATATTTGTTGACAGTGCAAATTTCAGCAACATCTACGTTGGTGACTCTGCCCTTATCAATAATCTTGAAGTTCTTAACGTTCTCACAATCAATGATCTTTTTGCTGTTGGTGATGCGATTCTTACGAACGCAACTATCAATGGCAAACTAAACGTTGTCGGTCGTGCAACTTTCGATTCAAGTGTTGTCATTGAAAGAAATCTTACAGTAGGTAAGAATCTTACTGTTGATTCTGATCTTACTGTTGTTGGTCTTACCACACTTGATTCTGCTGTAATCAACAATCTTCGAATCGATTCTAATCTTTCGATTCCGGGTGCTTTGACTGTTACAGGTTCTACTACGTTCGACTCTTCTGCAACCTTTAATGGTGAAGTGTTTATTGGCGATAGAACTCTTAGCGAATTCATTGACAGCGATGTATTTCAGTTGCTCAGAGCAGGGCAAGCTATCACTCTTACGTATAGCGACGATAGCGACAGATTGACGATTGCTGTTCCTGCCGCAACTGCAACTACCCCTGGCGTTGCGTTTTTTGATTCTTCTCAGTTTAATGTATCGGTAACTGGCCTTGTAACGCTTCAAGAATTTGTTGGCGGCGATTTCTAATAAATATAACAATATTAGTAGGATAGAGACTTAACATGGCAACAACAAGAATTATCCATAAGAAGACTGCGGTCCCGGAGAAACGCCCGGGAATCGCTGATATTGAGCTTGGTGAAATTGCCATCAATACCTATGATGGCAAGCTGTTCATCAAACAAGATCGTGATGGTAATGTTGACATTGTTCAGGTCGGTGACGATCCTACACCTAATGTATACTACGTTTCAAAAGCGGGTAAGCCAGGCAACTTAGGTACTTCTCTTTCTGATGCATTTAGAACAATCGACTCTGCGGTTGATCTTATCACAACTCTTCAAGAATTTGAATTCGACGAAGGTATTTGTCGTCGCGACTTAGGTTTGATCCTTGATGGATTGCAGTATGATATTGCTTTCGGAACAAACTACAACGCGGTAACTTCTGGGCTTGCATATCAAAGAGCTGGCTCTGCAAAAGTAATTGATGAGCAAATCGTTGCAACTCGTAGCGCATTTAACGAAGCAAAGGGTGCTATCGCATCTCTTGATCCAGTAAAATTAAGCACAGGCTATGATGGTGCGCTTGCACGAAATGCAAGACACTGGTCGGAAGTGGTTGACATTTTGGTCAATGGTACGCAGAGTACCGAGCTTTTTGCTGATTCGTTAGAGTTTCCTGAGCCTACGATTCTACCTACACCAGACGCAAACGACGCGGCAGTCATTCTACAGAATAACAGAGAATGGTTTAAAAACGAAATCGTTCAGTATATCGCAGAAAACTTTCCAGCCCTGACATATGATCGTAACAAGTGTTCACGTGACACAGGCTTTATCATCGACGCTGTAACGCTCGACCTGATGCTTGGCACGAACTTCAATACTGTTACCGCTGGGCTTGCATATTACAGAGGAAATGCTTCTTCACAACTAGTTCTTAGCGATCAGCTAGACGGAACAGTTGGTGCCATTCAAGAGCTTGGTCGACTGATCACTGCGCTTTCAATTGACTCAGATTCAAAAGTATCTGTTAATGGAAGCATCGCTGAAATCGTTGATATTCTTCGCAACGGCTCAACGGCTGCGGATACGTTTACTTATCCAAATGCTCCAGCTACGACTGCTAATCAATCTGCCGCGGGTTCTGCTATTCAGACGAATAGAACAGCGATTATTAATTCTACTATCTCTTGGATTAATACGAACTATCCTTCGCTATCTTACAACTCTACCACATGCGCAAGAGACGTAGGCTTTATTCTTGACGGCTTGACACACGATATCGTGTACGGTGGTAACTATCAAGCAAGAAGAAGCGCAGACGCATACTACGTCGGTGCGGCCGCTCAGTTGAGTGATTCTGAGAAAGCACCCACCATTGCGGCTTTCGATCAACTTAAGACTATCGTAAACACTTATGTGACAACTGCAACCGAACAGGCTCGTGTTGTCGATCTTATCGAAGTAGTTAACGAAGTTCTTGAGGCTGGTTCGACAAACGTTCTGAGAGCAGAAGTTCTTCCTGATTTCACTGGTGTTGATCCTACAACCACAGCATCTTACAATACGATTCGTGCAGACTCTGCTGATCTAAAAGCAGGCGTTATCGCATGGGCTGATCAGAACGGTCCTTCTTCTTATGATAGAGTGCGGTGCAAGCGAGACGTTGGATTCATCATCGACGGGCTGACGTTTGATGTTATGTACGGTGGTTCATTTGCTACTAACATTGTTACTCGCGCATACTATTCGTTCGGTACGAATCAGCTTGGTGATAGCGCGGGTGATCCTGAAGTTGTAGCGACAGCAACAACATACACTCATCTTAGACAAATCGTTGATGAAATCATTCAAGGAAATCTTGTATCGAACCTTTATGAAGGCGCAGATTCTTCTGGTAATGCAGGGCAATATGCTACTGCTACTGAAGCCGCTGTAACGAATTCGCTTCTCAACATTCTTATTGGCGCAATTCAAGCGGGTAGTCTAGACAGTGTGCCCGCTGTTGTAAATCCGAATCTGGTATCTCGTGGTGTTAGTTCAGAACTTCGTGATGCGATTCAGTCTATTAATGACGACAGAAATCTAATCATTACGCAGTCAGTACAGCGAGCAAATGCAACAAACGATATTACAATCTATCTCAAGTCTGGCGACTATGTGATCAACAATCCGATCCAGTTGCCCGAGAAAGTCGCTATCGTTGGTGACAACTTGAGAACCACGACCATTCGCCCAAGAAGCGTTGACTCTGACTTGTTCTATGTAAAGAGTGGATGCTTCTTGAAAGACATTACGTTCCGAGATCATCAAAACGGAGCGGCTTGTGTTGCGTTCAACCCGAACGTTGACTCGCCAAGAGCAGGTCCGTTTATTGTACAGTCTCCTTACGTGCAGAACTGTACGTCCATTACCACTGATGGTATTGGTATGAAGATTGACGGTTCGAAGTGTTGGGGTCTGCGTTCGATGGTATCTGACGCATTCACTCAGTACAATGCGGCAGGTACTGGTGTGTATCTACTGAATCGTGGATACGCTCAGTTGGTGTCTATCTTTACGATTTCTACTGCAACATCTATTCTCGCTGAAACTGGTGGTCAGTGTTCTATCACTAACTCTAACACCAGCTTTGGTGACTTCGGTCTTATTGCAAGAGGCAGTAGCCCAGTTCTTTACTCTGGTATCCTTGACTCGGATCACACCAAGTTTGATGACGTGATTCAAGTTAATGAAATCATCAACCTTGACTCGGCTGACTGGTTGAATCCATACGGTGAGTATAAGAAGCCCAACTATGGCGATGCAATGAAGTTCGATTCTGAGAACTATTACTACACAGTTCTTGGCATTGACTCTGTTAGTCCTGGGGTTTATAACATAACGTTCCAGCCTCCGCTTAACCAAGATATGCGAAGAAATCAGACCGTTGCTTTCAAACAGCGTTCTGTTATCACGTCATCTTCGCACACGTTTGAATACGTGGGCGCGGGTACGAACACGTTTACTGCTATTCCTCAGAATGGCGGTATTCCTGATCCGACCAAAGAAGTTATTTTCGATTCTGAAACAAACGAAGGGCTTGTGGTATTCACAAGTACTGACCAGCTTGGTGACTTTAGAATCGGCGCAGAATTGACGATTCGTAGACAGGCTGGTCGAATCGAAGGTGAAACGTTCGAAAGATCGTTGTACGCAATTCTAACTCCATATATCCTAGCACTTGAGGGTTGATAAATGGCTATCCCACTAAATACATTTAAAACGACAACTGCGGTTATCCCGGAGGAACCTCCAGGAGGCTTTACTGGCGATAGCGATGTAATTTACGTTGTTCCGCAAGGTATTACAGCAATTATTCTGATGGCACAGGTTGCTAATTTGGATTCTGCTGAGCATACAGTTACGTTCTCGCACTATGATCGTGACGAAGCTTTAAATACGGAACTCGTAAAAGACTTTCCTATTCTCCCGAAAGATGCCGCCGGTTTGATCACTGGTAAGTTGATCGTTGAAGAAACAAATCGTGTTCGCTGTTCGGCTGAAAATGGCTCTGCGAACAAGATGAAACTAGTATTAAGTTATCTGGAATCTCTAAATGGCTAAACGAATAGAGCACGTTAGCGGTCGAGTAAAGGTACGTGATCCGAGTCAATTAGACTCTGATCGTTTTATTTACTTAACGCTAGACCAAGCAGAAGCAAACTTCGGTCGCCCGGATTCGAATGGCGCTCTCGTCATTTCTAATACTTCGGGTGTCAGAAGTTTTACCACCGAACCAACTCTTAGCGGGCTTTCTTTTAAGATTGGTGCGCTGGATTCTGCTGACTCTGCGTCGCTATATGCTCTGTTTTTAAAAGGTAGCCCTTTTGACGGTAATATTGACAGCGTTGGTTATAGACGCCTAGATGGCGCGCTGTTAGAAATTGATACGCTTGATACGGTAACAACTCGCGGTAACGTAACCCCTAACCCTATCTTTGTTGGAAAAATTACTGCTGACAGTGCTGTCTTTGGCGGTGATGTTATCATCGATGGTAGTTTGAGAGTAAATGGCACAACCACAACTCTTAACTCTACCATTCTGACCATCAATGATAAGAATATTGTTCTTGCAGACAGCGCACCTGATGCGCTAGCGGCTGATAGTGCCGGTATCACAGTTCGTGGTGCCAATGCAAACATCTACTATAAAGCGGGTACAGACACCTGGAATCTCGACAAAGCAGTAAACATTGATTCGAATTTGTCGATTGGTGGTAAGTTCTTCTTAGGTAATTATGATATCCAGAAGACGACACTTGCACTTTATGTCGATGAAATCACTGGTGAAATTTATGCAGGAACGCCTGCAGGTGATAGCGCGACAGGCGCTAATATTGCTGATCAAGTAAGAATTGATCCTGCAATTGCGAATGCAGAGTTTTATCCTCTTTTCACTAGCACGTACAATGGTATCGACAGTGTAAACGCCGACTCTGATTTTACTTACAATCCTGCTCTGAATCGTTTGACAACAGGAAGACTGAGACTCAATCAGCTACCTAATCAGCCCATCGAAACTGTATTCCTTACCCTTGACGATTCGAACAACGTTGGTTTCAGGGATCTTGGTGGGCTTGCAGTTCTTGACTCTGAGCAAGACACTCTGCACAGTGTAACTACGCGAGGCGACTCTACCGACAATGCAATCACTGTCAGAAAAATAACAACCACGGATAGCGCAATCATTGGATCGAATTTGCAATTCAATGGCGCTCTTCTAGACGCGGCAAGCAGAAGACTCGTGATTTACGATTCTGCTGGCGCGATTCTTTGGGGTTAAAGTAAATGGCATCACCAGCATCAAGACAAGAACTGATCGATTTTTGTTTGCGCAGACTCGGCGAGCCTGTGCTTGAGATTAACGTTGATGTTGATCAAATCGAAGACAAGGTTGACGATGCGATTCAGAAGTATCAAGAGTTTCATAGTGATGCTACGCTTCGCACTTATCTGAAGTATCAGGTGACTGCCGCAGACGTTGCAAATAAGTATGTTCCTATTTCATCTAATATTATTTTTGTTTCGAAAGTGTTTCCGTTTTCGACAACGTTCGGATCATCTGGTAACCTATTCGATATTCGTTACCAGATGTTTTTGAATAACATGGGCGACTTTATCAACTTTGCAGGTGATCTTGCTTATCTGTATCAGATGGAACAGTATCTGAGCATGATTGACATGCAACTTCATGGTCATCCTACAGTCAAGTTTTCGCGTCGACAAAATCGTCTGTATATCTACGGTGACTTTGAAGATCAAGACCTAAAAGAAGGCGACTATCTTGTTGCTGAAGTTTATCAGACGATTGATCCCGACACGCACACAAGCATCTATAATGATATGTTCATTAAAGACTACACCACTGCGCTGATTAAACAGCAATGGGGTGCGAATCTTAGTAAGTTTGAAGGAATGCAATTACCCGGTGGTGTTACGCTAAACGGTAGACAAATCTTTGAAGATGCAACTGCCGATATTGAAAGATTAGAAGAGAAACTGAGAAACGAGCAAGAGCTTCCCGTCGATTTCTTTGTAGGTTAAAATGGCAACAAATAGGTATTTTACACAAGGAACGGCATCTGAGCAAAGACTTTATGAAGATATTATTATTGAGTCGCTTAAAATCTATGGTCAAGATGTTTACTACATTCCTCGCGAGATAGTCAAAAGAGATTCCATCTTTGACGACGATGCTGTCTCGCGGTTTAGTAATGCCTATCGTATCGAAATGTATATCGAAAACGTCGAAGGTTTTGATGGTGAGGGGGATTTATTTTCGAAGTTTGGCGTTGAACTTCGTGACGCGGCTACATTCATTGTAGCCAGACGCCGTTGGAATAGCGCTGTACAATATTACGAAAATACTGGTGTCAACCAATTTTATCGACCTCGTGAAGGCGATTTAATCTACTTAACGTTATCGAAGTCTTTCTTTGAAATTACAAAAGTCGAGACCGAAACACCTTTCTATCAACTAAAAGACTTACCTGTTTTTAGAATTCGCGCAGAACTCTTTGAGTACAATGACGAAGACTTTGACACAGGTCTTGAAATCGATACTATCGAAGCCAATCATGCATATCAGAGATTGCTCGTGTTTGATTTGGCTCAAATGACGGGTAAGTACGAAGTTGGGGATACCTTGACGCAAACAAATCCAAACGGTTTCACTATTACTGGTGACGTTGTTAAGATTGATGCCTCGGTATCTTCTCAATATAAAGTATGGGTTGCTCACGCGGGCGCTGACGATGGCGAAGTTCACACCTTTAGCACATTGTACAGAATAGAAAATGAGAATGGAATCGGTGGTAAACCTACGTCTGTGAGTGAAGAAGATTTACAAGAAGGGAATCAAAATACAGCTTTTGACACAGAGGCTTCAAATATTCTTGATTTCTCTGAATCGAATCCCTTCGGAGATCCAGTATAATGTTCGGCACATATTTCTATCATCAAAGAATACGCAAAGCAGTGGCTGTCTTTGGTTCTCTGTTTAACAACATTAACGTTGTGAGAACAAATGCGGCAGGAGACGTAATCAGTCAAGTGAAGGTGCCTTTGTCTTATGCACCTCGCCGTGATTTCTTGGCTAGAATAGACGCCATGCAGAACGGTGAAGAAGCCGAACGTCAGATTGCTGTTAAGCTACCAAGAATGTCTTTTGAAATTCTTTCGATGAGCTATGATCCTACGAGACAATTACCAAAGATGAACAAGTGTGTGACTTTTCCTGATAACTTTACAGGGAAAGCACAAGAAGTTTACACACCAGTTCCATACACTATTGGATTTCAGCTAAGCATATACGCTAAGTCGCAAGACGACGCTTTGCAAATTGTTGAGCAGATTCTGCCATACTTTACGCCACAGTATACGGTAACTGTTAAGCCTCTTTCTGATTTCGACACGAAAGAAGATACACCCATTTCGTTAACGGGGCTTACTTTCAGTGACGACTTCGAAGGTCTTTTAGAAGCGCGAAGAACGATTGTTTACACACTTGACTTTGAAATGAAGTTAAGTCTATATAAAAACGTTTCGTCTTCGGCTTCTATTATTACACAAGCTGACGTTAATTTTTACGAGACAGGAAAGGATGGTATTCTTTCTACGGTTTCTGTGAATACATTCTCACAAGAAGGATTGAGCGGAACGATTTCAGAAGATGGTGGTACTATAACAAATAGTAACTTCAAAATCAAGTACGCACCTCGCGAAATTTCGTCTCTTGAAGTATCGACTAATCCAACTTATGGTACTGCTTCAGTAACTTTGACTGAGAATACGACAACTGAAACTGGTAGAATTGTCGCAACAGGTTCTTGGTCATATACGCCTGACGAAGACTGGTATGGAACTGACACGTTTGTTGTGCAAGCAAATATCACTGGTGGCGGTAGTATAAGAACTACGATTACAGTTAACGTATCACCCTCAGAAAAAGATGCTATTGACGATACATTT